AGTGTTTTAGTACACAACTGCAAAAAGGTTGGGGCGAGTTGGTCATCCGCATCGAGGCACGTTATATAATCGCCCTGTGCTTTTTTAATCGCCACATTTCGAGCATACGCTACACCCCGATTGTCATGGCTCATCAGTTCAATGTTGGCGAGGTGGGGGTTATCAGGTAGGGCATCCACCGTTTGATGATATACCTCTACTGTGTTATCGGTACTGCCATCATTGGATACTAAAATCTCAAAATTAAAAGTCGTTTCTTGACGGGCAATCGATTGAATCGCTTCCGCTAAATAACGCCCATAGTTGTAACAGGGGATCACTACACTGACTTTGATATGTGAGGGTTGACGGTGCAGCACTTTGTCAAATACTTTTGCAAAGGATTCAGCGGTGTTTTCCCATGTCCACCACCCTGCACTAACCCGCGCGTTTTGGCTCAAAATAGCGCGGTGTTGAAAACAGTATCGAATCCCCTCAATGAGTCCTTCTATATCATTCGGCTCTGCTAAAAATCCGTTGACACCTGATTCAATTAAGGCCGCTGTACCTGCCCAGTTATAGCCGACAACAGGTACACCCGCGCTCATCGCCTCAGCAGTGGCAATACCCCAAGTTTCTCTCGTAGTCGCAAGATAAAGCCCCGCATGGCCTACTAGTGATTGCATCACGGCATTGTCTACCCGTCCAATCACCTTGATGTTATCAGCAGGGTTGCCAAACGTGGTGACAAATTGTACATCCGGTAGGGCTTTAGCAAGTGTATCTAAAATATCCGGGTTACACACACCTTCATTGCGGTTTTTGTTCCATAGAACATAGCCTTTATTTTCCAGTGGTTTCCAAACATCGGTATCCACACCCCACCCGATGACGTGTGGATTAAAACGCATATCACGGCGTATGGTATCGGCTACCCACTCAGACGGTACAATCACCTCATCCGCACGCCGCAAATCGTCGATCACACGCGCGTTGACGACATAGTGCCATGATTCGGTGCGTGCGTGGCCTTCTCCGGTTGGCATTAAACCGTGAACCACTGCTACCATAGGCACTCTTTTAACGTCTATGCCGTAACCAGCGCCAGCATGAGGCAAAAAAAGCGCAGCCTCATTACTGTCTTCTGTTAGCCTATAACCGTACTTGGGTAAATGCTTTGCTAAGTTTAGCACTACCTGATTAATACCCGTACCTGAATCTCTGCTTGACATCTCAGGCGTTGGTAAACTAAACACGGGAATTAAATTCATAACAATCTATCACTCCATTCATGAGGCAACTTATCACTTTTACTTGTATTGCATTTAACGCAGGATATAACGATATTTCCTAAAGTGTGACCTCCGCCTCTCGAAAGTGGTATTCTATGATCTAGGTGAAAATTACCACGTTTCACTTTTTTGCCACACCACCAACATTTACCTTTGCATTGTTGATAGAGTCTTTCAATATCCTGCGGGGTTATTTCCTCTATAATACTAGTTTTCTTTTGTGAACGACGTTTATGTGTATATGCCTTAACTTTTATCTTGTTATTATTGCGCCATTCTCGTTCTCTCTATCCCTTAGCTCAGGATTATTGTGTCTTTGCCGACGATATTCTCGATCCTTTTTATTATATTCTTCGCCTAATCTAGCACGACGTTCTTTTTCATCATTTGCGCGTCGCTTTCTAAAACAAGTCCAACAACGATAATCAAAGGTATTACCATTTTTTCTGTGTGGCTTAAAATATTCACTTGTTAGAGGATATTCATTGCCACATACTTTGCAAACACGAACCGATTGTGATACATTATTTTCAGGCATTGCTTACTCCAATGTCTACCGCCTCTAGGATGTGACTATCTTAGAGGCATAACGATTTATACTTAGATTATAGCATATTCAAGCCATTTAAGCACTTTGTTTATCCTCCCGTAGCGATAACAATTCATGTAACAATTGAGCGCAAGCACGCCCCGCGCCGTTGGAATACCATCCCTCCCCGTCAATGTACCCTACCAATCCCAGTCGCTTGAGACTGGATAGGGTGGTATTATTGATGGTAAAGCCCTTTTTGGTAATCTGGGTAATCGTAAGGGCGGAGTGATGATTACGCCATAGGCTTTCGAGTACCATGAGTGCATAACGCTGGTTAGGTGTTAAGCTGTCCTTTTTCATCACTTCACCTCAGCACGCGGCGCATCTATCAACTTGCGCTCATAGTAGGTAATTCGCAAAGTTACGGCGTTATATGCGCCCCTATCCTCAAAGGTAAGCATAGGATATACCCAATAAACACCATCGTCGTATGCCTTAAATGAGTGGCTGGCGATAAATTCAGCATGAGTAATATAATCCACCTGCTTACCATCCGCAGAAAAGTAGTAGGTGGGTTTTAGGGTATCAAAGCAATCATACACAAGATCGGATGTTTTACCTAAGTTATCCTCGCCTTGCACAATACCCACTAATTCGCGTTCGCCCACCATGCGCTTATTTGTATTCTGTTCATGTTTGTAGAATCGTAGCAATGTTATATTCCTCATCACTTCACCTCGGCGGGTTTTTTAGGGGGTCTACCACCTTTGTTTTTGGGCTTCGGTTCAACCGTTACGGGTGGGTCAACTTTAGGCGCTAAGACTTTACCGACGACGGTAACGGGTTCAACGGGCTTCACAAACCACACCAGCGAATCCGGGCCGGCATACTTTACCCATCGGGCGGTAGTCTGCCATTGATCCACTGCACGCTTCACCTCAAAATGAAGGGGGTGCGCGTCGGGTTGTTGGGCGTAGTCGTGAAAAGCAACAATCCCACCGGGTTTAACAAACTCATTCCACGCGGCGATGTCCTGCCATACATCCTCATACGTATGCACTGCGTCAATAAACAGTAAGTCAATCGGCGTGTTGTGTTCTGCCCACACCTTAGCGCCTTCGATGGTAGAGGCACGCAAGGGGGTGCATACCTCTTGATACCCGGCTTCGGAAATGTTGACACGCCACGCATCCAGCAAATTACCCACAACGGGGTGATTGGTGGGGAACAGGTCAATCGTGTACACATGGCCTTGTTTACCGTAAGCACGCAGCGCATAAGCAAACTCAGACGCGCTCCGCCCGTATTCCCCGCCCAACTCAACAATCACAGCGTCTTTAGCGGGTAGCTGTTTAACTAACTCAACTAAGGCGTATTCTTCCGCCACTGTTTCCCATCCGTACACTTTTGTTAACGCGCTTTTTGGGCCTTCACCTAACATGGTTTATTGTCCTTTGTTTCATAATGGTCTAGCCAGTATTGAATAGCTTTTGACCAAACGTTGTTATCTACACCTAGACTTTGCTGCATTTCTCGCAACAGATTAGGCTCATAAATATTGAATACCGTCTCGTACATTTCGGATTTTTGATAATAGATAGTGCCTGTATCATCTACCACACGATAACTCGCCTTGCCGCTGTAAGTATCAAAGTTATATATAGCCTCAATAGCGTTTTTTGAGTCATCAAACGGCAGAGCGGCATCGTCAAACAAATCACTATCTAAAGGTTGCCAACTACCACGATAATTCCATTGTATCTGATACCACATGGTTTATTGTCCTTTATCCTTATCTTATTTAAAATATTTAGTACAAGGCGATTGATCGGGCATACCAGTAAGCCATTCTTCAAAACATTCATCTTCCATATCGTGTTGAATGGCAAACTCGACTAAAACAAAAACTTGCGCCTCTGATAATCCACTTAGCCCCTTAAGAGGCCCGATTTTATTTCTAAGGTAGCCTGACGGATTGTTTTTAACCTCTTGCCTTAAAGAATCATATCCCTCTAAAAGCAACTTGCGACGAAGTTCTCTGGATGTGGTTATAATGCCATCAAAATACATATCCTCAGTGGTTGTCATTCTATTGTCCTTTATCCTTATTCAGCCATTCTAAGCACAATTGTCTAAAACGATCAGGTTCAATACCCAAATCGCCCCGGATTACTTCTAGTAAATTGGGCACGTAGGTGTTGTAACGCCACTCTATACCGATACTTTCAGCAACTACTACCCCGTTGGCGTCTATAATCCGTTGCGGTGATTGCCAAGCATCCCCGCCAATCGCCATAAACACCATATCATCAAATGATTCGTAATCGCTGCGATTAAAAGGTTTTGTTTTCCACTCTCCATTATTATCTAAAACTTGCACTTGATAACCTTCCATTATTGTCCTTTATCCTTTTTCGTTCACAAATATGCCGACGCTGGTAATGTGATGAGGATTGATAAGCACTGAATGGCGGGGGGGCATGAGCAATTTCATTCGTGAAACGACTAATTTCTATCATCTCATTGTTGTCTTTAGCTGCTTTTATCTCATGATAAACAGCTTTTACCGCGTCCGCGTATGGTGTCCCATCGGGGAGCGTTATTTTACGATCTTCCGGTTGCCCATTTGCGATGCTGTATCTAATGCTCACAATGACTGCCATTTTTATTGTCCTTTATCCTCAGAAGTATGTTGAAAGCTAACCCCAATATCATCAAAGTGACGCACTACCCATTCGGGCAATACCGCGATGGCAGGAGCGCCTAAGTCGTTCATCTTATCCTTAACTAGGTGACTGTAGGCTTCTTCTGTTGCCCCCAAACGTAACCCTTCTGGGTAATTCCCGTAAAACTTCCAGAATCGAATGTGTGACAGACTAGGGCGATTCGAGTATAGCCACAGCGAAGGACTTGCACTATCAATCAACCAATAGGATAACTTACCCGGTAGCGCCATGCCTTGACGGTAGGTGGGTAGATATTGCACGATGTCACTTTCGCGTAGGTGACAAATCACCTGATGACCGACTACGCCATCGTAACGAATCCGCCCGATAGCGTCATTGACTTGCATCAACGCAACCCCGATACGCAAATCAAGCGGTTGGGTTAAAATATAATCGTTTTCAATGGCAAACACATAAGAACTCTTAACGTGGTGCAAGCCATTATTGACATTCGCTCCCCATCCGCTATTTTCCGTAGTCGAAACAACTTTGATGTGAGGGTAGTCTACTTTTAAAGCGTTTTGATAATCCTTACCACTCGAATCATCGCAGATAATCCAAGTGAGATTAGGATATGACAGGTTTTTTTGTAAAGCACGAATAACGCCGCGTGTCTCATCAGGTCGTTTGTACGTGATGATTAAGACGGTTATTTCAGGCCAGTTCATTCATCCCACCTTGAATTGTTACGTTCTTTTTCCACATAAATAACAAGTACCTGTTTATCATAACTAGCCCGGATGGACGCTGCGAGGTGGGCTATCAATTCGGCATCGGTTGTAACTTGTGCAGGTGGCGTAATTTGTACACCCGTTACGGCGTCTATAACTCTGACGATTCGTTTTTCAAATTCCTCTTGTTCATAAGGGTCAAAGTTGCCAATATAGGCTAATTCGTTAGGATTCATCCATCCGCCTTATCAAGATTACCTGCTATCACATCGTCGTTAAAATAAAGGTATAGTTCTAATTCGTCGGCTGTCTTTTGACAAGTCATGCAGAAAATTACAACGTCTAAATCTGCCGTACAAAACGAGACATCAAATTGTAAGGCTTTATTATCCGAAAATCGCAACGGGGTGCTACCCTCATAACGGGCATATAGAGTTCCACCACAATTAGGACACTTCACCTCTACCCCTCCCCACCGATGTTACACGGGCTACAATAACTATCCGGGTAATTGTAGCCTAACCAAGATACCTGATTTGTCACCACATTGATAATCAGTATCCCGTAATCACTGCGATTCATCAAAGCTGACTGATTATCCATCCAAGTGAACGCAATTATGTTCGGTTGGTTTAGCGTAGTTTCTACCCCGTTACGGGTGACATAGACATACTCACCATCCGACACCAGTGACGTTTGCCCATCGGGGCTATAGCTGATGACATAGACGGAATCGGCACGCGCGATGGAGTACGACATACCGCAGAACACCATACAGGTTAACAGCGTGGACAACAAAAGACACGTTACTGCAATATATCCGGTTTTGGTAATCACTTCACTCTCCCTTACAATTTAAACTTTTAACACTATGATAAATCATAAGGATACACGTTGTCAACTTAGGAGACGCGATTATAACAAGCGTATCGCGATAGTCGTATAGGTTAAATGGTTATTCTGGGAGGGTAGCTGAGGGGTGTTTAGAGCAGTTCACGCCAGCCGAGCGCACCATAGACTGTTTCGGCAGTTGAGCCTAATCGCTGAATTGCTAACACGATAACATTAGCTACCCCTGCGATTGTTGCACCTAATGTCAAGTCCGTTGGGCGAATGATATTCAGATTAGCATCCGTATTTTGCTGTACATACCCACTTGCCAACAGCGTGCCACCTGTTAATGTCGTAGTGTTGAGCCTTGCAACGTCGGCCTCTATAGCGCTATTTGTCACTGATACCATATTAAACACTACCCCCGCTACTATCGGGTCAAGTAGAATCATCCAACGTATTGAGGCATTAGTGGTAGCTAACACGTTAGCGGTTAAAATGTTGACCGTTGCGCCTAGATAAGCCGCTTTTAGCTGAATAGCAATCAATGGGTAAATATTGGTATCATTACCTGTCACGGTTGGCGTCGCACCACGATCCACGCTAAACTGATAACCCCCCGGCTCTAATCCACCTTCACTTTGTACACTTGCACAGATATGCGTGATTGATGCACTGGCACTGGCTGAGGTACGGACTTCATACCGGATGGGCAGATTAGGCGTGGACATATAGACCACGTTTAACACGTTGGCGTTTAAAATCTCATGACAATAGATAATCACGCCACCCAAGACGATGCCAAAACGGATACGCCCCACGCCGAGCCACTCAAAATCTATCACAAAAATCTGCGTTAAGGCCGGGTTTAGGCTCACCTTGCTAGACCCAGTCCCATCGAGTTTATCTAAGTTCCATGCTGATTGATTAATGGGATTGTCTACAGGTGTACCCGTAACATTGGTACGCCGCACCACTCGTAAGGTACTATTGGCAAGCTCAAAAAAGAGGCCGTTATTGTCATCAAAATAACCTAAGCGTTTGGTGGCGTTGGTGACAGGTACACCGAGTACGCCCGTCATAAAAATCAGTTGACTTTTACCGGGTTGATACTGGAAACGGCGGTAGGTTTGACGAATAGCTGTACCCGTCGTAGCGGCAATAGCTAAAGTGGTACTGGCTTGATTGGCGTTGTAGGTTGCTGTTACGCCTGCACCGGATAGGCTGTTGTTCCAGATAAGCGGTTGGGTATCAAAAACTTGTTTGCTATCAAAGACGGTAAAGGGGGTTGAAACACGCGAACGCCCAAAGGCATCAATAAAAGCGCTATCGGGGCTAACAGACGGGTTAATCGCATATTGGCTCATTCAATCACCCCTAACCAGTATAAAAGGTTGCCTTCTGTACCTTGCACCACAATACGATGGGGTGAAATGATATTAAAATCCATTGACTCCCCTTGTAATAAGTAACCAATGCGTACCGCGCTGGATTGATCGTAAAAATAGATGGGTTGATTACCTAGTTCGGAGCGTAAAGTAATGCCATTACAGTTGATTTGTAAGTCGGTGAGGGCTTGAATTGTACCCGATAAAACAAGGGTATTGCCTATAGGTCGTGTTCCCACGTAACGTACCTTTTGTTATATCATTAGAGGTATTATAACATAGTTTAGCGTTATGGTATAATAAAGGTATCAAATATGAGAAAAGCCCTCTAGCAAGGGCTTTAAAAGAAAGGTTGATTCCAAAGTGTCAATAGATAGTATACCACGTAAAAAGTGCAGTTTAAATGCTTGTATAAATCCGCTTAGAGACGAGAGCGGCTTGCTGCCCATATCGGAGTTCCATAAGGACAAAAATAGAAAAGATGGCTTATGTAATGTGTGTAAGCATTGCAAATCGCGCCACCACAAGACAGATAAAGCTAAAGAGACTAAACGACGTTACAACAGCGGCGCGAAAAACAAAGCGTATATGGTTAAATTTCGACAAACCGAAAAAAATAAAGAAATACAAAGGGAATACGACAAAACAGAAGCAGGCAAAGCATCAACAACTAGACGCCACAAGCGCCAAATCGAGTTGCATCCCGAAAGGGTGATGGCTAGACGCAAAGTCGCCTATTACGTTGCTCAGGGATATATGCCAGCAGCCAGTTCTTTAGAATGCCAACATAAAGGGGGTAGATGCACTGGCAAAGCCGAACACTATCATCATTATAATGGCTATGAACCTGAACACTGGTTAGATGTAATTCCGGTATGTCGAAAATGTCATGACGACTTAGACAAGAAATAAAAAGAGGGGCTTCATGCCCCTCTTTGGTTATGTCTATATGTTTTCTATAGAGTGACCGGAGTGCTGATATATTGCTCATAGAGACTGCCAAACGGTGATCCCTGACGTCCACCGTCCGCGAAGTAGCTTGAAGCAGGATCATAATCCCGAAAATGTTGCAGTGGTTGATACCCGACATTTAACACGCGTCCCGCCAGTTGTGGGGTACGCAGGATCGGGCGGTATTCGATTTCAAAACGCAAGTCAATGCACCCGTTACGTTCATTCTTGAACCAACGGAAACGTCCACCGTCAGTCGTCCATGTCGCGCTAAAGTTGCCGAGTTGTTCCGCAGCACGCATCATGTCGTTGTCCTGATCGAACACTTCCCAGTACAACACTGGAATCCCACCCAACACCGTGAATGGTACAAAGTAGATGTCCGAAGCATATTGACCAGCGGCGAGGCCTGCCAGAGTCGTCACGTTGTATTCGGTAATCGTGCCGTCGAGAATGACGGGAACACGTTCACCACGTAGTGGCAGGAACTTACCCGTTCGGTAGTCATCACGCGCGGCAGATGCTTCGTTGACGTTAAAGTTTAGGCGTCCACTCGATGACCCCGCCAACGCCGAGATGAGTTCTTGGTAGTAACGAATCGGCCAAATCTTGGTGATTTCATCAAACAACTGAGGTCGCATAACAAGCGCCCATTGCACCGGAGCAAGCCCCATCTGTTCGGCGTTCCAGTTAAGGAAACTATACATGCTGTCAATCGTCTGCACGATGTCATTCCCGGACGCGGTGACAATCTGCTTTTGAAAGTTCTTGATGTCGCTATCCATTGCAGCGCAGGGTGTGCCCGTAATAGCGTCGTATTTGTTGCCCGTGTTGATGAGCGTTTCAAGCCCTTGCGATTGTTTAGCACCACCCCCGGCTTTGTTATTGGCAGGTGTACCCGTCCACAACAGCGGAGCAATCAGGCGTTGAAATGACACACCAGCGGTAAAAAAGCGATTGAGCATGATTGAACGCAGGCCATCGCTGCCGGCCTGTTGTGTGCCAGTCGGTAGGAAGTTCATCGCGGTTGGGGCTTGGTTCTGTAGTGTCAAGTCGGTGGCTACGCCACGATTACGGATGCGGCCTAGTTCATTCAGCCGGAATTGAATCCCTTGATATTGGCGTCCATAGGGTTGTGTCAATGCACAGGCTTTCATCAAACCACCGATGGGTGCATCATCGCACGGGGCGTTCGGTTGTGCGGCCCATGCTTCGCTATTGCCAGCGGTGACACCCGTCACAGTATCAAACAAGGGCGCATCGTAGCCACCGTATTCACTATCGGGCTGAATGGAGCTACCCGCAGGCATAACGGGCATCGCGTCGGCAAGTCCTTGAATGGGGCGGAGCATGGCGCTAAACACAGCGTTGTCTAGGCCGGGGGTTGCAAACAACCCGCCGTTTTGTTGCAAGATTTGACCCGCTGGAATATTCGCCGCAGGGTCGTTTTTCTGTCCCTGTTGGGGGAATGGGAACAAATTCATGGGTTATTGACCTCCAAAAACTAACTCGGTAATGGTTGAAATAGGATCACGATCACCAACGGCTTTTTGCTGATTGGCTAACATATCTTGAATAAGCGCGGCCTTGCGGGTATCTCCCAAGACTGGCTCAGGGGGTGTCACAACGACAGGGGCAGGCTCAGGTGTGACGACGGCTTTATTAGCCATCAGTTCCATCATCTTCGTCAGTGCGCCTGTCATGGCGTCCATCTTTTCACAGAGGGCTTTCATGGTGTAGGCTTCACTATCGCCGCTTCCCATTTCGGGTGTTTCCGGTTCGGTTTCAATCTCAAGCGAGATGGCTTTACCGTCGTCGGTAACGGACTTAAACGCGACGTTAGCCGATTGGAGTGCTTTTTCGCGGGCTGTGCCGTCCTGTACCAGTTGTAAGGCGGCGTCCATGCCAATGACCTCAGTCAAGGCTTTAAATTGTTCGGTATTCATCTGGGGCATTGATTGATCCTTTACATCAAATGCGGTATAGGGGTTTGCCGCCTTACCCGGTGGCAAAGTCGAGATTTCGTAGGTGTGATAATTCCAAAATACGCCGTTACGTTTTTGGGCGGCGTCGTAAATAAACCCGTGTGATAATTCCATTTTGTGGTTACGGTAATATTCTTTAAAGGCTTGTGCAGCAGGGGTATCGTAAAACTCACCGACCACCACCCCCAACTTGCCGACCTTACCCGCCCATGCGCCTTTACCATGCCCTGTACCGGGAATATGGTAAAACCATAGTTCGGGGTAATCGGCCTGTGTGTTCATGTAATCAATGTCGCGCTGGATGGCTGATTCAGGGAAAAACTCGTAATCCTTATCTTGGTAGGCGTTGGTATACCATGCCACCCACTGATTATCACCTACGACCTTAAAGCCGTGGTCTTTGCGGGGTGTACCCTGAAACCACTTCACGAAGCGTTCAATTAAACTCAACTTCTCAGGTTCGATGTTGTTGAGTGTTTCCAACCACGCCTTTTCCTCAGCTTCGGTTTGTGGATTCACGGACTTAATCGCCGCTGAAGCGGAAGCCATTGCGCGGCCTTCGTCGCCTGTCTCTTGATGAATTTTATTAAACACCGTCACCCATTGACTACGTTTGGATTCATCGAGTTCTTGCACGTAGTGAGGTAGTGTTGAGTCATTACTTCCACTATAAGGCATACTGTCACCTTTATTCCACTATCATTATTATAACGATAGACGTAATTGCACAGATTGTCAAGAATCCTGTATTTCGAGAATACCCACCCAAGCTAACAAATCGAATAGGCTTAATCTTCTAAGATGTAGTTTGTGGATACTCATAGAGGATGGCTTATAATAAAATACCCTGCCACTGCAAGTAAAAAAGCCTAGCGGATAGCCTAGATTTTCATGTTTTGCAAACTCATCTATGATTTTCTGGTTCTCAGCATTGAGGTTAGGCTCATAAGTATATAAGCCTGCCATACATCGAGTAATCTGGTTGTGATTCTCAATATCAGCCAATAGTTTATAACGCGGTATTTTGATTCGCATGTGTGTCTCCATATATTCTAGTGCTAAACTATAACATAATATAACTAACGCTAATGCTCATTATCAAGCGGTGGTGTCTTTTAACAACATCTCTCGATATTTATAAGTACAATTTTCGCAGATGTTGCGACTGTCTACCTGCCATGTGGTCATTTGCCCACAATAGATACAAGGGGCATTGGTATCGGTGTCAGTGGGTACAATCATGCCGCCATTGTCATATATAGCGCCAAAACCATTGCAATGATTACACACATGATCGCGCTGCAAAGAATCCTGTCCACTTCCTGAGCATAAATTACATAGCTCCATTTTCATTCCTCTACCACTGGCGTAATCGTCGGCTTGTTGCCATCGGGTAAGCGTACCTCACCTTGTTCGACAGTCGGTACACACTGATTATCAAAGTCAGGGTAACACCTCAGCATGATGGGTAACTGTGATGGGTGGGTTTTAAGTATCCAGTGTTCACACGTCACCCCAAAACACCAATCATCCCACGTCGCTAGGAGGAGTAGTTGATTTTTATCATGGGCTGCATAAGCGTTGGCTAGGTAGTCATACACGTAAGTTGGCACAGGTCGCAAGATAAAATTGACGGGTAAAGACTCGGTTTTAAGCGTGGGTTGTTTACCGTCGTCGGGAATAGATTGATGAGCATAGCCGTACCCGACTGCTAGGCCGACAATGAGCAAACAGACACATAACACGACACATTGCCCGATAGGGTTGCTGTATTTAGGCATGAGTACCTTCTATCTCAATATTGCAATTCATAACCCGTGCTGCGAGTAATAGCAGTTTGCGACCAATATAGAGCCGTAATCGTGCCTCTTGTTGACGATGAATTTTAACGTGCATCGTAATAGATTGATTGATTTGTACGCCGTCTAAGGTCGCCTGTATGTCAGCCATTACACACCTTTTCATTTCATTGTTTTTGTATTATAATAGCATAGATATTGATAAATCAAAAACCCGTGCTGATACACGGGCTAGTTAGACTAGGAAGGTCTATATGTCTCATTATACGTTTACCGAGAAGGATATTCAACGCTTTTGGGCAAAGGTAGACAAATCAGGCGGTGATGATGCGTGTTGGTTGTGGCAGGGCAGTAAGAATAGACAAGGTTACGGCAGTTTTGGGTTCAGAGCTAAAATACTGCGTTCACATAGGGCATCGTGGTTAATAACGCATGGCGATATTCCGCAGGATATGTGTGTATGTCATCGTTGCGACAATCCATCATGTGTAAATCCATCTCATTTGTTTCTAGGGACGCGCTCTGAAAACGTGCTAGATATGTACAACAAAGGTAGAGGGCGTATATATACTCCGTCTGGCGAAAAACATTGGAACGCTAAATTGACAAAAGAAAACGTCTTGGAAATAAGAAGGGTTTATAAAAAGCGGGTAATCACCGCTAAAATGCTGGCAGAATTGTACGGCGTAAATGAATCCGTTATACAGAGAATAATAAGCCGAGACTTGTGGAAGGATATATAGCTTGACTATCTGATTTGTTTTTTGATTTCCATTTCAAGTCTACGCTGAAAGGCTCTACGATGGGCGCGTAATATAACTTTTGTGAACTTACGCGCCTTAATGCCGGGATGCATAACTGCCATTGCTCTAACTGTTTTTGCGCCTGCACCACCTGAACCTGAACCAATCTGCATAACTCTAGTTTTAGCACGATAAGGCACGTTGAATCGCAATGGATAGCCGGGGCGCTTAGGAGTAATAGGATAAGGCCCATCAGTCCCTAAATCAATGAATTTGTAAATATCATTATCTGTCCCTACCGTCGCACCTGTCCGGTCTTTGTTCCACTGAATCACGAATATGGGCTTATGTTTCCATGTCTTAGTAGTCTTTTCGTAATCCGTGCGAACCTCGACTACTTCCTCCGCTACGATGCGTCGTATGATCGTATCAAGCTGTAGGGGCTTGTACTTAGTGGGGATAATCGGCTTGATTTCAACGATGCTTTTATTTGCCATATAGTACGCTTATTCTGTGTAGATAACTGCGCCAAATAACAATTGATGCTCGTAACTCTCGATTTCAAACGCCCCGCATGGATGTGCGTTCCCGTCACTGCCTAGTTCATAACTGGCGAAAGGCCACGCCCAAAACGTGCCATCGTTGCTCACAATCCACAAGTGAGCATCCGTGCCAGCGAAGTTAATCACCGCCTCGAACTTAAACGTCTTACTATATTTAAGAGGTTCAAACGTGGCGTAGTAATCCACTTCCGCCGCTTCCCATTCGAGGATTGTGGTGCGATCAATGGTGCGCGGGTCGTTATCAAATACAACGAGGCCATCCCATTTGTAGAAGGTGATTTCACCCTGCCAGCTATCGAGGTCAGCACACGCCATGACAGGCTGCTGGTTGTCCTCAGCAAAAGCACGCGACACGCCAGCGATAACCAACCCTAACAGCGCCATGACGATGAGACTGATAACCAGCGACTTGCCAATACCTTTGAACTCGTTAGATTGTTCGTTCATAGCGCCGTCTCCCACTCCACGGCATTTGCCGCGATATAGGCCGCTACTGCTTGTCGTGATAACTCCCACGCAGGCCACCCCCCGCCGTTGTATCCAAAAGCAACCGCTTGTAAATAATCGGTGCTGTTTCGGGTGAAAGTAATAACCGTCGTGGTGCGTCCTGCCAACTGCATAGTAGTCGTGGTAGGTGTGATCGTGTTTTGTGCCACGCCAAAGATAGCCGCCAACCGATTGCGTATAGCAGTAGCGGTCAAGTTGTCAGTTTCAAACACCGCTTCAAAAATGATAGCCTGATTATCATTGCGTACCCGCATTTGCATACGTTCGTTGGGGTATAGACTGGCCTGTCGTGCGCCAAGTGCTAGGATTTGGTCACGCAGGGTATTACGTTGCGTGTTGTTTAAGGCGAGATTACGAATACCGAAGTAAAGCGCTTGTTCTGCCATCTCGTCTCCTATATCGCCGTTGCTGCAATGAGCATTTGCGCGGGTGTCCATTCAACATTAGCAATCACGCCAAAACCTGAATACCCCGCCAGAGGATTAGCGCCTGATGTATTCCGCGCCATATAACAACACTGTGATGAGCTTAACGCCCCTACCCATGTGCCTAGCCCCGTTTGCGTTGCGCCGACCTGTATTCCGTTCATGTAGTGGCGCATACGATCATTACTATCCGAAACCGTCAAGCCATAGTGATAAAAGGTATTAGCAACCACCGGGAAGGATGAAACTGTCTTAAACACGCCAGCGGAGGTGTAGACGGTTTGCAGACTTCCGGCAGTGATAATAGCCTCCCAATAGTTATTTGCATCCGCCAGTATTCGCCCGATGCGGCCAGCCACTATGCTTGTCGCCCGAAACCAGATACCCAAACTAAATTCTGCGCCATTGAAGTCTGCATCAATGCCCGCGCTATAAATATCCCAATTGTCATTTACGCCGTCATAAAAACCGAATCGCCCCATACTTGCGCCCGGCCCGTTAATTTGCGCCAATGTTGTGCCGTTATAGACGCCATTGTTGCCTTGACTGCTTGCATCATATGATATGAGGCCCGAAGTTTCAGTACCCGGCAAAAGCTGAATAACGTTTGGCAACTGAGAAAGTATCTTCTGTGTATACGTCATCCCATCCGGCAGTAAAATACTATTCGGCTCAGTATTTTGCGTCACCGCGTGAATATTATTGAGGAACATCTTACTTGAGTATCCCCATCAAACTAACCGTCTGCCCGGTTGTACCCGTCAGGCGGAGTAGATTCATAGAACGAATGGGAATGACAACACTTCCACTCGTGGGGATCACATACACGATATTTGTACCCGCGCTGTTATATACGTTGACGACATTAGCCGTCGAGTTATTTTGGATACACACGCTATAAATCGGGGTGTCATCCTCATCGGGTACAGGTTGCGCGACAGTTGTGCCAGTAAAAGTATATTGACGCCCAATAATGCCACGTCCAGCGTTATAGCCGCTAATGTCTATGGTCATGTGTCTGTTCCTTTTTGCGTTTAGGCCGCAAGATATTACTTAAATTACCCACCCCGCCACTCACTAAGGTTGGCACACCGGGGCTTAATGGTTCGTCGGTTTCTTCTAAGGTACAGCCGCAATGATAGCCACCGCAGGCCAGTTCATTCATGCGCGGTTTGATATTGGCGTCACGCCATTGTTTCGCGGTGTAGACTTTATCGGAAAGTTCCAAACAATCCTCGCAATGTTCACGTTGTCCGAGCCGCCATGCCAACTTTCTTGTATCACTTGCTGACAATAACCCTAAGAAGTACATCTCATCCACCGCTTTAGATACCCACAGCGGTACACGCGCGAGGGCGGTGTCCATTGTCAACGCTCCGCCGTACACCTCATTTGCAAAGTTATTGGCGTAACTCCACTGCTGACTAATGTGGTCATTGAGTTGGCGCGTGAGGTCAAGGGGCAGCTCATTAATGCGTAGACTACTCCCGCCTTCGCGTAAGCCGTCAATCAGGGCTTGTATCGCACTATTGGTAATCAGGCCACGTAATGACCCGCTAAACTCACCGAGTCGTAACCCCCCGCCGAATGGTTGTGCGTTACTGATGAGTGTCCCCATCTGCGTAGCAAAAAAGGCGCGTGTCCCACCGATGGCCTTTTCAGCTACGCTTAGGGCTTTTAAAGAGTCTGATTTCTCGCCTTCATTTGCATCCGTCGTTTCGACTTCCTCCGGTGGGGGTTCGGTGTCGGCTTCCGTTTCACCTGTCGGATTAGCGCCCTCAACGGGTACAGTCGTGTCATCGGCAACCATCGGGTTATCTAAGAAGGATGGATCAATATCCCCTTCCTCAGCCGCCATTGTACGGGCTTCGATGACGGATAACTCGCCGCTACTAATCTGAGTCGCACGGGCTTGCACACGGGTTGCACGATTCTCCGCTTTGAGTTTATCTTCCTCATCATCCTTCACATCAAACGCAAAGGTGACGTAATCCGGCAAGACGCGATAGTTAATCGCATCCTCCAACAGTGTCATAATATCCGCGCGGCCTTTACCGCTGCTCTTGGCGTGTTGTATCGTGGCATCGGCTTTGGTTGCCCCGCCCGATTGTAAGGGAAAGTATTCACGTACATCTACCCCAAACGCGGCAGCGAGTAGGTACATGCTGACAGTCAGTTCATCTTTGAAGTCGAAGCCGTCCGGGACTGACTTCAACCCCACGAGCGTTAAACTGGCTTCAGGTTGGTTTGGCCCGTGTCCGGGCGGCCCAATAATCGCGGTGTTTTTGAACTTCACAAAACCTTGATTGAGATTGGCTTGCCCACTATCGGTTAAGCCCTTTAGGAAGTGGGGCAGTGACATGCCATTTAGGATACCAATTTCAGGCGCACTCCCACTCACTTTTTCACGTTTATAGGTCTGCATGTCGTAGATATAACGGGCCATTTCAAACGCGCGGGAGGTTGCACAGAAGCCTAAGCCTCTTGCTAATTCGTCGGGTTGTTCGTTTTGGCTCATCATAATCACGCGACTATAGTGTAAGACATGATATTGTGCGTTGTAGGGGTTGGTGTAGACAACAGGATACTCAGGGTCATAGGTACGCCAGCAGCGCGATGCGTCCAGATGAGCAAATGTCTGCACGTCGCTACGATCCAAGTACCGCTGTGTTTCACGGTTGCCACCTGTGCCGATGAGTTCTATAAACGCGCCGTTGTCCTGCGTGAGTAGATCACTAGCGACTTTTTGCGAGAGGCTACGGAAGCCCTTACCAAAGTCGCAATCCCTCAACATATCATGATACCGCTGAATCTTGCGGGTACGGCCTTCCTCTAACGTCAACGTGTAACTCATGTTACGCACGCGGGTCGCTTCACCTGCTACGACAGAGGATAGGATCGGATTCGAGCGTACATAGTTGCGGAGTTGTTTATCACGCGCCGGACTCCACCACGCCAGCAAGCCATCACTATCCCCTGCGAGGCGTAGCCCAAAACCTAAGAGGTCGCCAAACATACCCCCCTGACCGGGAAACGTCAGCGCCTCATTGCCCTGTGCGCGAAACTGGACAGACTGCTTGTCTATCTTCTCGGTTGCGCTTTTTTCGTCAATGGCTGTTATCGCCATGTGTTTTAGTCCTATAGATTAGACCGTCTCAATATAATAGTACAATGATATTGTGCCATAACGCAATGCGTCGTTTATATGTGACTGTATATCGTGTTCGGGTGCAGGTTCACCGTTGGGTAGTTTTTTCGTCTCGCTGTACCGATAACTAGGGATAGCTTCGATGGTACGTTTACAGCGGGGATGTACTAAAATCACCCGTTCGTTATTGTGGTCACAGATAAGCCGTCGTACCACTTGTAAACCCCTGCTGACGTCCTTCTCCGCTGCAATGGTGTAAATCCCCCGCGCTTGAGCGTTGGCGGCGTATTCAGCCGCCGCCGCGTCGTAGTAATTGACATCCGGGATCGGATAACCCCACGTTTTAATATCTTCTATTGATTCACCCGCTAGTTTGCCGCTCTGTTCATACTCCGCAAAGATACACAAGCGATCAGGTTTGCCTTTACACGGGCGCTGCTGTGCTAACAGGATGACACGCGGATCAGTGTAGCCGTCGTCGGTAAACCAGTAGACAGGGTAGTCGGGGAGGTAATCCGCTTCAATGGTGACGTTCTGGGTGCTATCCCAATTTTTATAAATTCTACCTGAGTTTGCTATATCCCAATTACCGTTTAAAAGCCGTTCGCGTTCCACCTCATCAATTGCCATGAGGTTACTCACGTACTGTTTACTCAACATGGGATTAGAGCTATAACTTGCGGGAATGAATAGGCGAGATAGCGCGTTGGGATACCCCTTTTCTACACGTTTATCTAGTTCTTGTTCACGCACAAAATAGCCTGTTTTGTTCACAATGCCACTCACGATAAAACGTTTTTTTACCCACTCATGCCCCACGTTGCCGGGGTTAGATGCTGAACGCATATAACAATTGAGGCCCGTTTCAATCGAGGTGCGACAGCGACTAAACATATACAGATACATAGTTTCGGTGAATTGTGTTAACTCATCAAAGCCGATGTATTGAAATTGAGCGCCTTGATATTTGTATTTGTCTTTTTCGTGTTCTAAATGTCCAAAATAAACCCGCGCACCACTCGGAAATGTCCATACATGTTTAGTGCTATTGTATTCAGCATGATAATTCGGAAACCAACGCTGCGAACGGGCAATTAACCCATCAGCGGCTTCTAATTCGGGGAAGGTACGGCGAAACAGTATCGCATTATAAGCAGGGTTGTCTACTTGTCCTAATGAATCCATCAATAAACAATCTGTTTTACCCGGCCCGGCTTGCCCACCAAAGAACACCTCAAAGTCAGACGATTCTAAAAAATCAATCTGCTCTTGGCTTCTAGGTCGCCAGTCCTCGCCTTCGATGAATCCATCAGGGGCTTCAATCGTGAGCGTCATGGTTCTTTTTGGCAGGTAAAAAGATAGTCGGAGTTCGGACGGTGACATCCCCATCTAGGCTAATTTTGTCTGTGAATAATTTATGATGTTTACCCAGATGTACTAATGCCGCTTGGCTATCGTATAACTCAAACTCAAATACATCCGTTTGGGTGTCGTCCTTGGTGATCGTGGTGACTTTAAACTTTTTAATAAGGTGAAGTTGGCTTTTTTCAACTGCTTTACGCAAGTCTAGGCTTAGGCTATCAGGATCAATGAAGTCCTCCATTGTACCCCGCGCATGAGAGGCAAGGCGTAACAGCACTTCATTAGCTGTCATTGCTCGTTCGCTAATGGCTTGCTCTATCGCCTGCGCTATTTCAGGTTTCTTCAGGTTTTCAGAACCTATCGAATAGGCCGTATCTGGCGAGTAACCCGCTTGTATAGCTGCCTGCGTTGCGTTCCAACAGGTAAGGTATGCCTCAATAAAAAGGCGCTGTTTATTTGTCATACATCCACACTTTACCGACGTCAGTAAACTTTTCTTTATTCTACTACCATAACAAAAAACCGCCTACTTGTCAAAGCAGACGGTTTATTCTAAGGCTATAAGAATGATTCAGTTAAGCAGGTATCTCTTTACTCTCCATCGCGTTTTTAACCGACTCGACGCGATCCAAGTCATCAATCGCCAGTATATCAATCGTGACATCCACCAGCGTATTGAGCATCTGTAGCAGTACCGCTTCATTCAGCGGGTGTCCTTTGCGTTGCCGTTCGTTCATGCGCTCTGCCATCAGAAACGCCGTTGCGATAGCCCGTACTTGCCGCCCGTTGAGGTTAGGGTTGTTCATCAGGTGTGTCCTGTTCGGCTCGTAACCCTCCAAAGTAGGCATTGATAAACCAACCCAATCGTTTGCGCTGATTGTCGGGTGTATCTTCGTGGAGAGGCACTTGGGCGCGAGTAGATTGCATCACCATTTCAAGTTGTGATTCATCCGCAAAATAGGCGGATAGGTTACGGTTGGTATCAAACGGATAAATCGTATACCGATCTTCCTCATCCACATCAATAATCTCATAGATGTTGTGTGACCATTGCCCGTCCTTTTGACGATGATAGACAATATCCCCCGGATGAAATTTGTTGTTCATGACTTTTCTTGTGTATCCCCATAACATGATTTTTTATCCTTTCTAGTTCACCGCTACCCACCAACACAAATCAATGAACAGCGTCACACCTGCCCACACCAGCGACGGTACAACGGGTAAGATACCCAAGAGACACAGCGCCAGTCCGACTTTGAGGGCAACCCCTGTGCCAAATGCGGAGAGGTAAAATAGTTTATGTTTCATCGTTGTTCCTTTCTAATCCCACTCGTGGCCTGTTAAATAGTCACTTTCATTGAGTTCATAAAACAATTCATCCCATGCTTTGGCGGTCATCGTCTCATAACACGTTGTACAATACATCTCGCCATCATGGGTACGTTGTAACTCATCTTCGAGTAGACGCTCTTTATCGCAATGGTCACAGATAAACGTTTGTGGTGTTTTAGGCAATGTAGCAGCACAGTCTAAACACACCCACTGGTTATGATACTTACGTTCTTTTGTGACCCACCCTAATTGACGCGCTAGGCGATTGATTGACCACATCGAATCGTCGTCAATCAGTTCATTACGTGACGGGCGAAAATACTTACCACAAACACTACACGTTTCACGCAGGCGAATGACCACTTGGAAATAACCTCCGCCTAAGTCTTTAAGTTCTGCCATATCTGTTGTTCCTTTCATTGAATGACATAAACCCGGCGTATCTATTTAATCGCCGGGTTACTAAGTGGGTTAAATTATTTAGTTTCAAAATGCTGCACTACTTCGACCACTTCACCGGGTTTGATGACATCACAGCCTGTCAACGTACCGGACTGATAAACAAGTTGATAGTATGTACCATGATGGTTAGTTGAGCGCTTCTCGATGCTCACTACTTCACGCAATTGACCATCTTTGTGATAGGTATCGCCTACCGTCACCTGACTACCGTCTAACTTGAATGTCATGAACGCACCACCAAGTCGGATGCCTTGACTACAATAAACGCCTGTGTATTGCTATCGCGGTTGGCATCATGAGCGATCTCAGTCGCAATATCACGGCTCACTAAAAAGATAGCCTGTTCACTGACGGGCTTAAACGTGTTAATCACGGCGTATTGATCGGGATATTCGCGTAGGAGCATATCCAGGCGACTACTCACCGCGTCTACATTGGCGCTTCCTGATTGTGATTGATAAGGTTGGTTTTGGCTGGCGTTCATGAGGGTTGCTCCGTTTGGTTGATTGCTTAACTTATATACTCAGTATAAGCCTATTTTCATTTTATGTCAACTATTTTCATGAACAATTCACAAGATTCTACCTCTACCCACCCACCACTTGAGCAGGTAGAGAATCAAAACACCGTTACCGCGTTGAAACACGAGGATTTTCATCTTAATGTATTCACTTGTTAACGTGCCGGGTCACTGGTGTAGTCATGCCAGCGACTTAAACGCGGGTGCGGAGTTGAACCGCAGAGCCGTTACCGCGTTAACTATTCATTGCCAAATTCCAGCCACTTAGCCGACACCCCATAAAGGGTTGCCTGTGCTGAGATGTCGGCTTGTGTCATCGAACGCAACCCGCGTTCTTTACGGGATAAGTCACTCTCCCAAATACCGAGCGCTTTTGCTGCTTCACCAAAAACTAACCCGCTCGCTTCACGGGCTTCACGACAACGCCGACCAATCGCTTTATCCTGTTCGACATTGCGTTGTTTGCGAGGGCGACCTTTACCGGGGGTATCGGCAGGATCAAACGCCGCCAACGATGCGCGGTTGATATACAATTGATTACGATACTTGACGTTTTCGAGTACGCCGTGTCGCACCAACTGATATACACGCTGTTTACTTACCCCTAACGCCGTAGCTGCTTCCTGTGGTGACATGTAATCATCATTAATGATAAAACTCATCGTATCTAGTCCTTTCCACTGAGCGGATAAACCGCCTCTATTTCAACTTCTACTCTAGGGTTTAATTTGTCGTCATAACGGTAGGCGTGTAATTCCTTGACTTGACTATCATCCTCATAAGCTAACCCGTTGAGTGCATCCTCTAACACTTTGATTCGATTTGATAGATCGCCCGACTTGCGAGGCCGATACACTTTTAGCGTAAGGCTTACGTTCCCCTCTAAACAATCCGCGCCATGTGATTGTGCCAGCCACTCATAAGCAACCAGTTCTTTATAAACACGGGCTTCATCTGATACCACCATGCGCCCGTTGTAATTACGCCAGTAGCGGTTTGCTGAGGGCGGGTAAGGTAGTGTAAGTTTGATTGTCATACGACCCCCAACCGACGCAACCACCACGCCCGGCACGCCTCAAATAGTGCATCAAAATGCATCAGGTTATCCAGTGGTAATGCTTGTTGAGTCGCCTTGCAATATTCCACCACCCGATAGCTGTACACGATGCGCTGCCACGATTGGATGTGCGGGTAGTGCCTGTCGAGTAGGCTCAATACTTGTGCGTAGGTGTCCATTATGATTTCAACGCTTCGTCATAACTGATTAAAACAATCTGGACGCGGGTGTAAAACTGCTTAACATCACGCTCTAAAGCATATAGCGATGGATAACGCATATCAAAAAATTCAACCCATCGGTTAGGATTAAGGGTGTCATATGCGGCCCATTCCCGATATGCTATACGACCCGTCATTTTTCCATCAGCGTATTCTACAAACGCCTGTAATC